CATCTAGGCAAGAAGTCGAAGATGAGATAATAAGATTAAAAAATAAATGGGATAATGATAGATATAGTAGATTACGTGCTAAAGAATATCCTCCCATTACAGATTATCTCGATGCAGTAGTAAAAGGTGATCAAGAACAAATGCAAGCGTATGTTGATGCTTGTTTAGCAGTTAAAGCAAAATATCCTAAACCGGAGTAATTTATGCCAGTATCAATAAGTGGAAGTGGTACAATTGGAGTAGGTACTGGCACAGCTATTAGTATAGATGCCAGTAATAGGGTTATAACTAGCTCAAATAAACCAATGGTTTGTGCAAGTATGCGAACATCAGGAGGGGGCTGGACTAACTACGGAGCTGATCCAGGTAGTATAGTAATTTATAATAATATAGTTGTAAATAATGGCAATCACTACAATAGTTCAACAGGAATATTTACTTGTCCTGTAGCTGGACACTATAGAATGATGGCGTGTGTTCTTGCTGGACAAAGTAATTATAGCTGCCACCTAAGACCAAGAAAAAATAATGTGAATATATTAGATCAAGCAGCACACATTAATCAACTTAGTGGTTGGGTAAATATATGGGCAATTCACCTAGTATCTTGTTCTGCTAATGATACGCTAAGTTGGTATGCAGCTTCTAGTGGAGCAGGTATTTATACTATAAGTGATTATAGTCACATGATAATAGAACTGGTTGGATAATATGCCTAAAACTTACACAGTAACTTTAACAGATGCAGAAAACAAAGCACTGCAGCTAATTTGTGACGATCCACAAGCTTGGATAGATAATGCAGTACATAATCGTTGCAGAATCGCCATCGATGAGATATTTTTACTAGAAGCAGAGCGTATAGCTAAAGTTGGTGGTACCCTAATTGGCACCAAAGAGGACATAGTTTTAGCATACGTACCACCTGAGCCACAGCCACCAACAATTGGTTAGAGTTTAACGTAGGATAATGTTAAAGTATACTCTTTTTACTTTTTTTTATTGAATTAAAAAATATTATAAATAATATGGACTTTTTGACGAATTTCAAAAATCTTATATAGAGATTAAGATGCCAAAAAAATTAGTTAGCAGAGCACTTGAACAACCTTTAGGCATAACTGGTAATGTTAGTATTACTGGAAATTTGGCCCTACAAGGTAACATCTTATTTGCTTATAACAATAACAATAGACTGTATGGTGTAGGTAATATACTATACTATAAAACTGCTACGGAAACATTTACTGTTCAAAATACAGCAGTTATTCCTGCAGTATATGGTGGTTCATCCAAAGTACCAGTATTCACAGTAGATTCTCAAGGTAGACTTACATCCGCTGCTAACGTAAACGTAGCAGGAGTTAGTGGTTTTTCTGCCACAGGTAATTCTTTTACTATATCTACTGCTGATGGTAGTTCCTTTATAGCAAATCTACAAACTAATTCTGTTAGATTAGCAGTAGATACAACTGGAGATTACGTATCTAATGTATTAGCTGGTACGGGTGTTACTATTACTGGACAAGGTGGAGAAACAGCAACACCCACTATTGCTATTGGTCAAGCTGTATCAACTTCATCAGATGTATCCTTTAGAAATCTAACTCTATCAGGTAATTTAATAGTATCTGGTAATGTAACAACGATTACCTCTAACACATTAATAGTTAATGATCCTTTAATCCAAGTTGGTGCTAATAATAATATTAGTGATACTATTGATTTAGGATTCTTTGGACATTACTATGGTGGTACTCCTGCTGTAGAAAGACATGCTGGATTGTTTAGAGATGCATCTGATGGTATATTTAAACTTTTCGCCAATTTGGATCCAACCCCTGGAAATACTGTAGATGTTGCTGATCCGTCGTTTAGATTCGGTAGTTTAGATGTTGAGATGTTATATGGCAATGTTACTGGAACAGTGTCTACCTTAAGTAATCATACTACTGCAAATTTAACAGAAGGCACAAATCTTTATTTTACAAATGCTAGAGTATATGCAAATGTTAACCAGATTGGTTACGCATATATTTCACAAGTAGCAGTAAAAGCAAATGTAATTGACCTTACAACTGCTAATGTAGTAGAATTAACTAATCTTTATTATACCAATGCTAGAGCAAGAACAGCTATTTCAGTAACAGGTTCAGGAACATATGATAACTCAACAGGCATTATTACAGTAACAGGCGGCGTAACATCTGTAGGTGGTGCTACTGGAACAGTATCAAATGTTCAATTGGCAGCCGGGCTAGCTAATACTACTATTAGTAATTTAACAGTTACTGGCGGCGTAAACTTTAATAGCTTTACAGAAAACGTAGTAAACGTATCAGCCACTACTGCAAATACAACCATTGATTGGTCACTTGGTGCTATATTCGATATGAACTTGGCGGCTAATACAACAGTTACATTTACCAATCCTCCGCCTGCTATGAGAGCCAGAACAATATCCATTGTAGTTAGACCTACTGGAACAGGTGTTAGAACAATTACTGTTCAAAGAGCAAAATATACTGATGGTATAACACCAGTATTAAGTCTTCCAGGTAATATTGATATGCTATCGTATATGACAATAGACGGCGGAAATTCTTATTTTGGATCATTCGTATTAGCAGGATTAGCTTAAAGGTAAAAAAATGAAAAGGGATATTCAACTTTATTTCAGCACTAAAACAAATCATTTAGATGTATATCGAATTCAAAATTATTTCAAAAGAAATAATATAGTTTATACTGATTTTAGATATACTGCAGATGGAGCCATCACTGAATGTGTTAGTGCTTTAAATAGTAATTTTGCTAATGAATTATTAGCAAAAGGAACTCTACTAACCGCACCTCTGTTAGAACCAGTATTAGTGTATAGAGAATTCCCACAAGGCAATTATATTATTTCTATTGGTAAAACAGAGATATTATCACGTTTTATCTAAAATGCCAGCAATCGGTGCACTTAAAAGAACAGTTATAAATTCGGGCTCCGTCACGATAGGTGCTGCAGCTAGTGGCACGGTATCTGTGCCCTTTGGTGTTCGTACTGTTAATTTGACCTTAGTTGGAAGTCCTGGTAATCCTGGTAATGCCGGTGCAAACGGTTCAGGTGGGGCGGGAGGCTCAGCAGGAAATATAGGTCAACCTGGCCAAGGTGGAAATAACGGTTCAGGAGGAGCAGGCGGCTCTGCTGGTAACTCAGGACAACCAGGGGGTGATGGTTATAATGGCTCAGGTGGGGCGGGAGGCTCAGCTGGTAATCCAGGGCAAGGGGGGCAAGCAGGGTCTAACGGTGTGGGTGGCGCTGGTGGTTCAGGTGGTGGCGGTGGTGCTGGCGGTGCTGGTGGCGCAGCTGGTAATCCAGGGCAAGGAGGACAACCCGGAACAGCAGGTGCCGGGGGCGCAGCTGGAAACCCAGGCCAACCAGGCCAAGGGGGGCAACCTGGTACTAATGGGGCAGCAGGTCCGGGAGGATATGGAGCTCCTGGTGGCTCGGGTGGCGGAGGAGGACAAGGAGCAACGGGGTCTGGACCTGGCGCTGACGGAGGACAAGGAACTACATATCTTCATCCCAATGGTGTACAACCTTACTTATATAGTTATAGTGTTGGTGGCCCGCCAGGTTCCAAGGGGTCAGGAGTTAGGTCTGGTGGCGATGGAGGTCGTGGAGGATATGGATATTTTTGGTTTGGTGAAGCAGGTGGTTCCGGAGCTAATGGAAGTCCGGGAGGATTTGGTGCTCCTGGGTCAGGTGCTGGGTCAGGACAAGCTGGTGTTAATGGGCAACCAGGAGCGGCTGGTACCGGTGCAGGAGCAGGACAAGCTGGACAACCAGGTACAGCAGCTCAACCAGGATTTGCAGCTCAACCAGGAAGTGCTGGTGCACCAGGCGCAAGTGGAAATGGTGCTACAGGTGGACAACCTGGAAGTTCTGGTGGAGCAGGTAGTCCAGGCGCGAGCGGAAATGGCGCAACTGGCGGACAACCAGGTTCAGCTGGAAGTGCAGGTAACCCAGGCGGGAGTGGATCAGGTAGAACATTAGGACAAGCAGGTACAAGTGGTAGCGCTGGACAACCTGGTAATGCAGGTTCATCTACTACTTTTTACACTTATACGGGAGTGGGTGGGTCTGCTGGAGCAGGTGGGGCTGCGGGTAATACAGGCCAACCTGGTACGGATGGTAATAATGGTTCAGGGGGAGCAGGTGGATCTGCTGGAAACCCAGGCCAACCAGGCCAAGGCGGGTATAATGGCTCGGGTGGTGCTGGTGGGTCTGCTGGTAACTCAGGACAACCAGGGCAAGGTGGAACTAATGGTGCAGGAGGAGCGGGAGGTTCAGCAGGAAATACCGGATTAAGTGCTGGGCAGGCAGGAGGCCAAGGACAATCAGGAACAACTGGACAACCCGCATCCAACGCAGCAGGTGGTGCAGGCGGAAATAGTAGTTCTGGTCAACCGGGTTCTAATGGTACAGGGGGAGCAGCCGGCTTCGGCGGCAACGCAGGCAATTCAGGCACTTCTGGTGGTTCTAGTAATAGAGCTGCTGCAGGCGGAGGCGGAGGCGGAGGCGGAGGCGCAGGTGCACCTGCCAATCCAGGTCAAGCTGGTGTTAATGGGATGAATGGAGAAAGCGGATCAGGTGGAAGCGGCGGTGCTGGCGGAGGTTATGGCGTAGTACAAGGTGGAGATGGGCAACCTGGTACAGGTGGGGCTGCGGGTAACACCGGTGCTACTGGTCAGGCAGGTACGGGAGCTACGGCGGGGCAGGCAGGACAACCAGGTTCAGCTGGAAGTGCAGGTTACCCAGGCGGTGCCAACCCAGGCCAAGCAGGACAACCTGCAGCTGCAGGTTCAGCTGGACAACCTGGAGGTTCAGGAAGTCAAGGTGCTGCAGGGCAACCTGGTTCTGGCGCAACAGCTGGTCAACCTGGTTTTGCCGGAGGAAACGGATCTCCGGGAGGAGGAGGCTCTGGAGCATCAGGTGGTCAACCTGGTTTTGCCGGAGGAAACGGATCTCCGGGAGCAGGTGGTAACGGTGCTACAGGTGGACAACCAGGTTCAGCTGGAAGTGCAGGTAGTCCTGGAGCTTCTGGAACAGGTGCTGGGTCGGGACAAGCCGGAAACTCCTCATCGCCTACAAGTTTTTCTAGTCAAAGAATTCAATACAGAAATAATTATAGTTACAGTACTGCACCAAGTACTGGATCTATCACGATATCTTGGAGCAGACAATAATGGCTTTTTATTCTTTTACACATAAAATCAAATCATTGGATATTAGTGCTGGAAATTTTCTAGTGGAATATATCCCCGACGATACAGATTTAAGTCCCGTTTTATTAAATTTAAGCATTTCTGAAAGAAGTTATACTACTATTAGAGATGAAAATACTAACGAGCCATTATATACCAATCAGGAATCTGTACCTTTTTCATATCATTATGAATACACTATAAATAATTTTTCTCCTCAAAATGTTTGGAATAATCAAAAACATATGCTAAATAATTTGGAATTTTTGCAGAATAAAATGTAAGAGGATTTATGATTGAAGAAAATTTTGTTAGAGTATATGATAATGCGTTATCAAGAAATTTTTGTCAAGGCGTAATATCATATTTTGAATGGTGTCTTGAAAACAATAGAACATGGGATAGAGTTGAAACAAATGTACATAAAAAAGATAAATCAATAATATTGAATCCTGGTATTGCTACAGATATTAATTTTTCGGAAGAACATCTCGGTGGATATATTAAAGAATTTAATACATCATTTTGGGATCATTGTTATCCGAAATACAGAGATGAGTTTTCTTCAATAAATAATTATCCAAGACATACTATTTTTACATATAAAGTACAAAAGACTTTGCCAGGGGAAGGTTATCATGTTTGGCATTTTGAAAATGATAGTGTACTTTTTTCAAGAAGAATTCTAACATATATTTTGTATTTAAATGATATATTTGAAGGCGGAGAAACTGAGTTGTTATATCAAGGAATGAGAATACCACCTAAGGAAGGATCGTTAGTGATTTTTCCTACAGCCTTTACTCATACACACCGGGGTAATCCCCCTTTAAAGGGTACAAAATATATAATGACTGGTTGGGTGGAGATAGCATAATGTCAGTTTATAATTTTTTACCTAATTTTCCTAATGAAAATTATTTTGCACCTTTTGTAACATTACAAAATGAATTCACGTTAGAGGAATTAAATCATATTGTAGGGTATGTGGAAAATAATTTGAACCTTGCTATTGCTACAGTTGGGCAAAATAATGATGACACTGTTGTAGAAAATATACGAAGATCAAAAGTATGCTGGATTTCTAATAATAATGAAACTGCATGGTTATATGAAAAATTGGCGTGGGCTGTTAGAAAAATAAATAGTAATTTTTATAACTATGATATTTTTGGATTTGTGGAGGATTTTCAATTTACAGTTTATGCAGAATCAGACAATTCGCATTATACTTGGCATATAGATTCAGGTAAAGGAGACAATTTGCCAAGAAAATTATCTTTAGTTTTACAATTATCCTCACCTGAAGAATATGAAGGAGGAGAATTAGAACTAATGGTATCACCTGAACCTACTCGGGTAAACAAGGAAAAAGGGTTAATTACTATTTTTCCATCCTATACTTTACATAGGGTCACACCAGTGACTAAAGGTATAAGAAAAACTTTGGTTGTTTGGATAGCAGGTCCCGCTTTTAAATAAGGAGTTAATTGTAAAATGGATTTTTCAAAAATTTATGACGTATATATCTATGCTAATAGTACTACGGATAAAATTTTTGTAGAACAAATTATTGAAGCTACTAAAAATAAAGTAACCGTTAATGAATTATGGTATTACGATGAGGGTCAAGTACCGCTTGTGGAACAAGCATTAAATTCTTGGAGATCTAAACCTAGCGATACTAAATTTACCTGGCCCTTTATAGCATATAGACATAAAGATTCAATAGGAAACGAATTCAATGTATTCATTGAGGGACAAGACGCTATAACCGAATTCGCAAATTCATAAATTTGCTTTTTATAAATATTAGATTATGGAGATGAATAATGGCTGTAACTTCTAATCTAGTATTAGACCAAGGTTCTGATTTTTCGGTTGTAATTAATTATAATAATGAGGATGGATCATCTAAAGATTTGACAAATTATACTGCCAGATCGCAGATGAGAAAATCTTATTATTCAACCACTGCTACTACTTTAACTTCAAATATCTCCAATGCAAGTAATGGGGAGATAACTTTAAGTTTATCTTCGAACGTTTCTGCAAATGTAAAGGCTGGGAGATATGTATACGATTTAGAAGTAGTATCAAATACTGGCTATGTAACAAGAGTAATCGAAGGTATAATTACAGTGTTGCCTGAGGTGACTAGATGAGTGATTCTGTTGTTGTAAGAAGAAACAATACAAACAGAATAATTGTTAATAATCAAGGAACACAAGATTCTGCCGCCGTTGTTGTAAGAAAAACTACCGGCGAATCTATTACATTAAATTCTCTAAAAAATGTTGATACCACAGATTTACAGGATGGATATACTTTAGTTTATGATACAGAAACTAATACATGGGTTAGTCAATATATTAATTTGACAAATGTTGGTAATCTTGACGGTGGAACTTACTAGTAAATAAAAAATAAAGGTTTCTAATGTCAACTATTATACAAATTAAAAGATCTAATGGGGCAGGTGCTCCATTAGTTACTCAATTAGTTGAAGGTGAGTTAGCTTATAGTGAAGATTCATCGAATCTGGGCGCTAATGGTATTTTATACATTGGTGCGATAGAAAGCGGTGCTAACGTAATTCATAAATTAGGTGGTAAGTATTATACCAATTTATTGGATTCTGCTACAGCTAACGCTACACCATTTACACTAGTAAGAAGAGATAGTACAGGGTTTGCTAATGTTAATGTAACCGTAGCTGGTAGTGCTAATAAATGGGCAACAGCCAGAACAATAACTTTAGCCGGGGATTTATCTGGTAGTGTTTCAATAGATGGTTCACAAGATGTTACTTTATATGGTAACGTTGTTCTCAATGGCGTTAATCTAGGTTCTGATACTACAGGTAATTATGTAGCGAATGTGTTACCAGGTGCTGGTATTTCCGTTACAAACTATATTGGTGAAACAGCTAATTTAACAGTTTCTCTTTCAAATTCAGGTGTCACAGCTGGTATTTATGGAAATGGTACATCATTCTCCACAATAACAATAGATTCTTATGGTAGAATCACCGGCGCTTCAAATGTCTCTCTAGTAACAACTAATGTTGCAGAGGGAACTAATCTTTATTACAATAATACAAGAGTTTATGGATTTATAAGTCCATATCTCACCACTGCTAATGTGGTTGAGGTAAATAACTTATACTTTACTACAGGAAGAGCTAGAAACTCTATATCCGTCGTAGGTGGCGGAAGTTATGACAATGCTACAGGTGTTATTACTATATCTGGTAATGTTTACTCTGTTAGCGGTGCAACAGGTGCGGTATCCAATGCTCAAGTAGCAACAGGTATAGTATCTTCCGGTCTTTTAACTACAAGTAACGTAGTAGAAGGTACAAATTTATATTACACTAATGCGAGAGTATATGGTAATGTAACACAGATTGGATATGCGTATATATCCCAAGTAGCTGTAAAAGCCAACGTAGTTGATTTAACTACTGCAAATGTAACAGAATTAATTAATCTATATTATACTAATGCTCGTGTTTATGCCAATGTAATATCGTTATTACCTACTTATACTGGCAATATTTCTACTGGCAATATTATTGGTTTAGGTGGAAATCTTACTATTGTTACAGGCAATGCGAGAGCAACATTTGATAATACTGGCAATTTAACGGTCGGTAATGGGATATTTGCTAACGCGTTATATGGTTTAAGTGCAAATTCAACAATTATCGCTGGTCAATATTCAACAATATTCAATAATGCTGGTAATGTATTAATTCCCAATGCAGTAATTACTAATGTATTATATGCAAATGTTATTCAAGGTGCGACTACATCTAATTTAGCAGAGGGAAATAATCTTTACTTTACAAATGCTAGAGTATTTGCAAACGTAATACAACTTGGTTACGCTACGAATGCTTATGTAGATGCTAGACTATTAACTAAAGCCAACGTAGTTGATTTAACTACAGCTAACGTCACAGAACTTAATAATCTTTACTACACCAATGCTAGAGTATATGCAAATGTTAACCAGATTGGTTACGCATATATTTCACAAGTAGCAGTAAAAGCTAACATTGTTGATTTAACTACAGCTAACGTCACAGAACTTAATAATCTTTACTACACCAATGCTAGAGTATATGCAAATGTTAACCAGATTGGTTACGCATATATTTCACAAGTAGCAGTAAAAGCTAACATTGTTGATCTGACTACAGCAAATGTAGTAGAAAATACCAATCTATACTTCACTAATGCCAGGGCTCGTACTGCGATTTCTGTTGCTGGCAACCTAAGTTATAGTAATACTACAGGTGTTATAACTTATACAAATCCAAGTCCAGTCGTAACGGTTACATTGAATGGTGATGTTTCTGGTACAGCATCATCCTCTCTTGATAGTTTATCGTCTAATACAATCACAATATCTACAACTATACAACCTAATAGTGTTCAATTAGGCGTAGATACAACTGGCGATTATCTTAGAAATGTAATTGGTGGAACAAGTATTGTAATCACCAATCAGGGCGGTGAAAATGCTGCTCCTACAATTTCTACTACACAAAGTTTAGATCCTTCTTCTAGCCCAACATTCCATAATTTGACCCTTGGTGGTAATTTAATTGTAACGGGTAATCTTACATACATTAATACGCTGTCTTTTGAAGTAGATGATCCATTGATTTATTTAGCAGGGAATAACTATGTAAGTGATACTGTCGATATTGGTTTCGTTGGTAATTACTATGATGGTAATTTACAAAGACATGCTGGTTTGTTCAGAGATGCTTCTGATAGTAAGTTCAAGTTATTTGCCAATTTAAATCCAGAACCTACAAATATTATTGATACAGCTAACGCATCTTTCCGTTATGCTGATCTATATGTGAATACATTGTTCGGTAATGTTATTGGCAATGTTTCTACATTATCAAATCATACCACAAATAATTTAGCTGAAGGTTCACTAAATCTCTATTATACTAATTCAAGAGTTTATGGCAACGTAACTACTATAGGATACGCTTATGTATCGCAGGTAATTACAAAAGCTAACATAGTCGATTTAACCACTGCCAATGTAACAGAATTAACTAATCTTTACTATACTAATGCTAGAGTATTCGCAAACGTAATTCAGTTAGGTTATGCTACAAATGCCTACGTTGATTCAAGATTTATAACAAAAGCCAATGTTGCGGATTTAACCACAGCAAACGTAGCTGAAACAACTAATTTATACTATACAAATGCGAGAGTATTTGCAAATGTAATTCAGTTAGGTTATGCTACAAACGCATATGTTGATGCTAGATTATTGACAAAAGCAAACGTTGCAGATTTAACTACAAGTAACGTTGCAGAAGGTACTAATTTATACTTTACAAATGCTAGATCGAGATCAGCATTAAGTCAAGGTTCGGGTATTTCATATAATAGTAGTACAGGTGTTATATCTTTAGATAGTAATTCAAATACTTTCTTGATAGGTAAATTATTTGATGGTAATTTTACTGGTGACAATACTACGACCAATTTCACATTGCAATTTGTTGCACAAAGCGCTAATGCGGTATTAGTTTTTGTAGACTCTATATTACAGTCACCAGGTAGTGATTATTCTACTTCTGGTAATATATTGACATTTACGTCCCCGCCAGAAACAAATGCGTCGATTACTTATCGTTATTTCTCATCACAGAATATTAATTTAAATCTTGCAAACCTAGGTGACGTATCATCAGTTGTTACACCTTTCCCAAATTCGACATTAGTTTATAATGGTACATTCTGGGTACCTACAGCAACAAATACAATAGGTGCCGTAACATTAGTAGGTGGTGCATCTGGATCGATTTCCAATACACAATTAGCATCAGCAGTTTCATCGTCTGGTATTTTAACAACAAGTAATGTAATTGAAGGAACTAATCTTTATTATACAAATGCCAGAGTTAAATCATACTTAAGTGCATTTGATGGTGATATTATACCTAGCGTTACTGGATTATATAATCTAGGTTCTGCTACAAGACGTTGGAAAGATTTATTTTTATATGGTAACACTATAGACTTAGGTGGTGTTACCTTAGCATCTGGCCCTCAAGGTCTCAATGTTAATGCTGCAAACATTATAACTCTTATAGGAAATTCAGTTACTGTTGGATATGTAACAGCGAATGTTTGGAACAATTTATATACAAGTAATGTAATAGAAGGTTCTAATTTATACTTCACGAATGCTCGTGTATATGCAAATATTTTTCCGTTATTAACAACTGCGAATATTTCTGAAGTAAATAACTTATATTACACTAATACAAGAGTATATTCAAATGCCATAACAAGTTTTGTTAGTTTAGAGACAAATCAAACTGTTACAGGTGCGAAAACCTTTAGTTTAATATATGCTAGCAGCAATTCTTATAATTTTGGTACAAGTATAAGTGATGGATCGATATACTATACCAAATCATCTAACACTTATGGTTTAACCAGAGGTGGTGGCGGTGGTGATGTTGTAACATTCCAGCCAACAGGTATTACAATTAATGGTGTTTCTACATTACCTAAAGCGACTGGTTCAGTAAACACTTATTTAAGAGCAGATGGTACTTGGGCAACCATTTATACATCTAATGTTCTTGAAGACACAAATCTTTATTATACAAATGCTAGAGTTTATGCTAATGTAGTACAGCTTGGGTTTGCTCTTGTTTCACAAGTAACAGCAAAAGCTAACGTTGTAGATTTAACTACAAGCAATGTAATAGAAGGTACTAATTTATATTTCACCAATGCTAGAGCAAGAGCAGCTCTAACTAGTGGCAATGGTATCAGTTATAATACTACTACAGGTAATATTACATTATCACCAACAGGTGTCACATCATCAACATATGGTGGTTCTTCAAATGTACCTGTTATAACTGTAGATAGCTATGGTAGAATATCTTCAGCATCGAATGTAGCAGTTGCTGGTGTAAGTTCGTTTACCTCATCAGGTAATGCATTTACAATCACAACTTCTGCTGGTACAAGTTTCATTGCTAACATTCAACTTGACTCTATTAGATTAGGTACAGATACTACAGGTAATTATGTTGCTAACGTAGTACCAGGAACAGGATTAACGGGCAGTGGATTTGGTGGGGAAGCAGCAACACCTACAATTTCTCTCGGAACTTCTGGTGTAACTGCTGGTACTTATGGCACAGCTGCATTCGTTCCACAAATTGTAGTAGATCAATATGGTAGAATTACATCTGCGTCCAATACTGCAATAGCAACTACATTGACTATTGCTGGCGGAACAGGTACAGATACAGTAAATCTTATTTCTGACACCTTAACATTCGCCGGTACAACTAATGAGATTGAAACTACTGTAACAAATAATCAGGTTCAAATTGGATTGCCTGATAATGTTACTATTGGCAACAATTTGTCTGTTGGTGGCAACCTAACAGTTAATGGTGTTGTTACTACACTAAATACTGCAGTATCAGTTGTTGAAGATCCATTATTGAAATTAGGTAATGGTAATCCAGCAGATATTTTAGACTTAGGCTTCTTTGGTGTATACACATCGACAGGCTCAAAATTTGCTGGTTTGTTTAGAGATGCTTCAGATTCAGGTAAATTTAAGTTATTCCAGGGACTTCAAGCTGACCCAGATTCAGTACCAGATGTAGTTGATACTGCAGGGGTTGGATATACTAGAGGTATATTGGTAGCTGATGTTACTGGAGGTAACATTTATGGATTACTTAATCCTATAGCAGTGGCATCAGGTGGTATTGGAACTACATCATTGACCACAAATAGTATTATGTATCCAAATACATCATCGACATTTGGTTTCGCAACAGGTAGTGCAGGACACGTATTGCAACTTAATAACTCAGGTGTTCCTGTATTTGGCAATTTAGATGGAGGCACTTATTAATTATGAATCTAGTAAATAATGAGCAATTTTTGACTTTAATGTTGGAAAAAACATTGGGTAAATTAAATCAAGCTAATTCTCAAAATATTATTTTAGAAACACAACTTAAAATAGCTAATGATAAAATAATTGAATTAGAAAAGGGAAAAAATGACAGCTCCATCAAGCAGACAGAATCTAATTGATTATTGTCTAAGAAGATTAGGTCATCCGGTAATAGAGATAAATATAGACGATGACCAGATAGAAGATAGAATTGATGATGCTTTTCAGTTCTATAGAGAATATCATTTTGACGGTACAGAACAAGTATATTTAAAGGCAGAATTAACTGCCTCAACATTAACTTTACAATCATTAGTTGGGTTAAATTTATTGGTCAACGAAACAATAACCGGTGCTACCTCAGGTGCCACCGCAGTTATTGCAGAAACAGTATCTTCCACCTCATTAAAAATTAAGAATCTTAAAGGCACTTTCACTGCTAGTGAAATTATAACTGGTTCTACTTCTGGTGTATCAGGTGCCTTAGCAGCATCTAATCCACTCACTAAAGGATCATTTGATAATCAATATTTTGATATCTCAGATGCGGTTATTGGAATAACAAGAGTATTTCCGTTTGCTAACAGATCAAATGGAATGAATATGTTTGATATTAGATATCAAATATTGATAAATGATTTGTATAGTTTGATGTCAACAGATTTAATTTACTATTCGCAAGTAAAAACTCAATTAGAACTTATAAATCAATTATTAGTAGGTGTAAAACCCATAAGATTCAATCGTCATACTAATAAATTATATGTAGATATGGATTGGGTAGCTGATGCTACCGTGGGCGATTTTATGATTATAGAAGGATATCGTATTCTAAATCCTGATGTTAATACTGACGTATATAATGATATGTTTTTAAAGAAATATGCTACGTCTCTTATTAAACGTCAATGGGGAGAGAATTTAAAGAAATTTAATGGTGTTTTATTGCCTGGTGGTGTTACTCTTAATGGGCAACAGATATATCAAGAAGCAATTGATGAAATAACAGCACTAGAAGAAGAAATGCAAATGAAGTATGAATTACCTCCTGAATTTATAACAGGATAATTAGTCTTATCATCTAGGCTCATAGCAAATAATAACACCGTGTCAATAGATAGTCTATATACTTTGATAAACTAATTACATGCCAACTAACTTTTATTTCCAATCAGGAGTTCCCATTGGTAGACGTTCAGAGAGTCTACTTATGGAAGATTTGATTATAGAATGTCTCAAAATTTATGGTTTTGATGTCTATTATATTGCAAGAGACCCTGAGAATGAAGATTTGATTTTGAATGAAGATACTTTGAACAAATACTCATATGCTTATCCTTTGGAAATGTATTTGGAAAATGTGAATGGTTTCGAGGGTGAAGGTGAGCTACTAACTAAATTTGGTCTGGAATTGAGGGACACTGCTACGTTTGTAGTGTCAAGAAGAAGATGGGATGAGGCGGTTGGATATGAGGGCAATTCTGTATTGACCAATAGACCTGCTGAAGGTGATGTAGTTTATTTTCCTTTAACTAAATCATTTTTTGAAATTAAAAAAGTCGAAGCACTTAATCCATTTTTTCAAGTGGGTAAACTATATGTTTACAAACTACAATGTGAATTGATGCAATACAGCTCAGAAAGATTCGAGACTGGTATTTCTGAGATTGATAACGTTGTTACAGAAATTGGACAAGATATTCAAAATTATGAATTGTTACTTGAAAATAACTACAAGTTTATGTTGGAATATGAAACACCGTCCAAAGTTATATTGGAAAATTATGTAATAACTGGTATAGATAAAAATGCTGATAATGAATATTTTGAAACAGGTGTAGCTGACATCTTAGATTTTACTGAAAAGAATCCTTTTGGTGAGGTATTTAACGGAAATGCTTAACCAAAAATTCTATTGGGGCACTATTAGAAAATCTGTAGTTGCTTTTGGTAATATGTTTAATGATATTCATATTGATAGGCGAGATGATAATGGTACTGTAATACAAACTATTCGAGTGCCTTTATCGTATGCTCCGAAACAACAATTTCTAGCTAAAATTCAACAGCAACCTAACGTTGATCAATCAAGGTTTGAAGTAGTTCTGCCTAGAATGTCGTTTGAAATGACAGGTGTAGTTTATGACCCATCTAGAAAAATTGCCCCTACGCAAATAAATAGATTACGAAATAGCACTACAAATACTGTATCTAGACAGTTTGCCCCTGCTCCATATAATATTAATGTATCCTTATATCTTTATGCAAGAAATCAAGATGATGCTTTACAAGTAGTGGAGCAAATTTTACCTTATTTCAATCCAGATTATAATCTTTCATTAAAGGCAGTTCCATCATTAAATATTGTAAATGATTTGCCTATCATTCTTGAACAAATAGATTATGATGACCAATATGGGGGGGACTTAACTAGTAGACGTATGGTTTTATGGACGTTTAGTTTTTTAATGAAACTTAATTTCTATGGCCCAGTTGATAAACAAGGTATTATTAGAAAAACTATTACTACTTCATATAATGATAAAGCATTAACTGAAACATTACAAGTACATACTGCAGAAGTACCGAATACTTCTAAACCTGGAGACATTATAGATATAAGTGAATCGTTTGAGGACTTTTAATGAAAAATATTGAGCAGTTGAATACTTTATTCAATTTAGATCCACCTAATCCAAAAGAAAAACTTCCTGTACCCGTGGTTGATAATAAGGAGATGGATCAACAAGATGATTATGATCTAGCCAGACAAACCCTTCGTAGTCTAATACTAAAGGGCGAAGGAACATTAGATGATATGATTAATTTTGCTCGTAATTCAGAACATCCGAGAGCATATGAAGTTACAGGGCAGTTAATTAAAACAATGGCAGATACTGCAAAAGATTTACTTAATGTTCATAAACAAGTGAAGGATATAAAAGGTAAAGAAAACAATCAACAAATTGGCACACAAAACAATGTTGTATTTGCAGGATCTACTGAAGAACTTTTAAAGATGTTAAACAAGAAAGACGACGGAAAAACAATTGAACAATGAAGACCATTCTTATAATGGTAATCCTAATTTAAAACCTATTGATTACCAACATACTTTCACTGTTGAACAAGTGAGGGAACTTATTCGTTGTGGTCAAGATGCAATTTATTTTATTGAAACTTTTTGCAAAATAGTATCACTTGATAAAGGTATAGTACCTTTTAAGTTATATGACTGTCAAAAAGAAAAAGTAAATGTTATTTTAAATAATAGAAAAGTGATTCTGATGGAAGGTAGGCAGCAAGGAAAAACCATTACCGCTGCGGCTTGTATTCTTTGGTATACTTTGTTTCAAGCCAATAAAACGGTAGCAATTTTAGCAAATAAATCTGCTGCTGCAAGAGAAGTTCTTTATAGATATCAATTAATGTATGAGTTGCTTCCGATATGGATGCAACAAGGTGTTAAGACATGGAACAAAGGTGATATTGAACTTGAAAACGGATGTAGAATTTTTACAGCAGCAACAAGTACTTCGGGTATCCGAGGCAAATCTGTTAACTGGTTATACATTGACGAAGCAGCTATTATTCCAAACACTGTTGCTGACGAATTCTTTACTTCAGTTTATCCGACAATTTCTTCAGGTGAGACGACAAAGATATTATTAACTTCTACTCCACTTGGTTATAATCATTTCTGGAAGTTTTGGAATGAAGCGGAACAAAAATTGAACGGGTTTTTTCCATTATTTATACCGTATTGGAAAATACCCGGCAGAACAGAGGAATGGGCAGCAGAGCAAAAAGCTATACTTGGTGAGCTAAAATACAACCAAGAAGTTTTATGTAAGTTTCTTGGATCATCTAATACACTTATTAATCCAGATGTTATCGGTCGTATGTCTGCCAAAACACCTGTTTATAGTAAAGACGGATTAGATGTGTTAGAGGAACCCTTAAAAGATAACGTATACGTTTTAATTGCAGATACTTCTAGAGGTGTAGGCGGAGATTATTGTGCTTTTACTGTAACTAATATATCCAAATATCCATATACGGTTGTTGCAAAATATAGAAATAATAAAGTAAGTCCTTTACTATATCCTGATATTATTCATAAGGTTGCAAAAGACTATAACAAAGCCTATGTATTAGTGGAGATAAACGATAATGGTCAACAAGTTGCTGACTCTCTATACATGGATCTTGAATATGAAAATATGTTCTTTGTTGGAGCAAGTTCTAAATCTGGTCAATTCTTGTCATCCGGGTATACGCAAGGGGCGACCCTTGGTGTTAGAACCACTAGGTTGGTAAAACGTTTAGGATGTACTGCCTTTAAAGGTTTAGTAGAAAATAATAAGCTATTGATACATGACGCAGAAATAATTTCTGAAATTTCTACATTTATAGAAGTTAGAGGAACACATAAGGCAGATGAAGGATACCACGATGATTTAGTTATGACTTTAGTTCTATTAGGGTGGGCTGCTAATGATCCATTCTTCAAGGAACTTACTGATAGTAATCTGCGTAAAGTATTGTTCGAAGATCAAGCAAAAATTATTGAAGAAGAGCTTACTCCGTTTGGTATTATAGATGATGGGTTGTTACCTGAGATAGAAACAGAACTTATAGATTCAGACATCTGGTTTAAAGAAGATCCAGGTGTATTGATGGAAAAAATGAGAAAAAAATGGTTTGAAAAAGTCTAGTGTTTAATAATAATAAATAAATAGTAAAAGATTTAGAATGGCTATTCTACAAAATTAAGGAGAATAAAATGGCATTTCAGCTTTCCCCAGGTGTGTTAGTAACTGAAAAGGATCTGACTTCTGTAGTTCCTGCAGTTACCACTACCGCTGGAGCATTCGCTGGCGCCTTTCAATGGGGTCCTGTAGAAGAAGTTACAAGTATTGATTCAGAAAATAAGTTAGTAGAGGTGTTTGGAACACCAACAGATGAGACTGCCTCATCATTTTTTACTGCGGCTAACTTTTTGTCTTATGGTAATAATCTACAAGTAGTCCGCATGGTTAACGGTGGCACGAATGCTGCTCAATCAGGTTTATCTAGACTAATTAAAAACAGCACTGATTTTGCAGAAAATCATTCTGTAGTTAGTACACAAAGTAATTTCTTTGCAAAATATGCAGGCAATTTAGGAAATGCTTTACGAGTTTCCTTATGCGATTCTAATACATTCTCAACTTGGGGATATAGTGCTAGTTTTGATTCTGTTCCTGGAACTTCAACATATACAAGTGCTAAGGGTGGATCAAATGATGAAATGCACGTGGTTGTTATAGATCAAACTGGTGCATGGACAGGTACAGCTGGTACTATTCTAGAAAAGTTTCCGTTCATATCTAAAGGATATAATGCTAAAAAATCAGATGGTTCTACAAATTATTTTAAAGATGTAATTAATAATACCTCAAAATATATTTGGATATCAACCGCATCTAATACTGCTATCGCTAATATTACTAATATAGCGAAAACAGTTGTTAACACTACATTTGGTAACTTATCATCTAATGTCACAGCTGATCTTTCTGGCGGATTAGGAGATTCGACATTAACTGACGGTAATGTACAAACAGGATATGGTATTTTTGCTAATGACGAATTGTATGACGTAAGTTTAATTCCTGTTGGCAATGTTAGTGCAACGACTGCTAATTGGATTATTCAAAACGTTGCTGAAGTTAGAAAAGATTGTATGGTATTTGTATCTCCAGGCTACACAGCTGCAAATACTATCGGCGGAGCGACAAACGTAACTAATGCTACAACTTACAGAAATTCTTTGACATCTTCTTCCTATGGTGTAATGGATTCAGGTTGGAAATATCAGTATGATCGTTACAACGATTTATATCGCTGGATCCCATTGAATGGTGATACTGCAGGATTATGTGCTAGAACAGATTATACAAATGATCCATGGTTCTCGCCTGCTGGATTCAATAGAGGACAGATTAAGAATGTGGTAAAATTATCCTATTCACCAAGCAAAACAGATAGGGATAATCTTTATAAAAATGGTATTAATCCAGTAGCAACATTCCCAGGTCAAGGAACTGTATTATTTGGGGATAAGACATTGCTAGCTAAACCTAGTGCTTTTAATAGAATTAATGTAAGACGTTTATTCATCGTATTAGAAAAAGCTATAGCTACTGCCGCTAAATTCCAATTGTTCGAATTTAACGATACATTTACAAGAGCACAATTTAGAAATATTGTTGAACCATTCCTAAGAGACGTTCAAGGTAGACGAGGTATTATAGATTTCAGAGTAGTTTGTGACGAAACAAATAATACTGCTGAAGTAATTGATCGTAACGAGTTCGTAGCAGATATTTTTGTTAAACCTTCTCGTTCAATCAACTTTATTTCTCTAAACTTTATTGCTACCAGAACTGGAATCAGTTTTGAAGAAATTGGCGCATAATTAGGAGAGATAAATGACAATTTTCGATATTAATAGTTTTAAAGCAACATTAACAAACGGTGGAGCTAGACCTAATCAGTTTCAATGTATTATAGGTTTTCCTTCATATGTGCCTTCCGCAACAAGAGAAGCAGCATTTCTAGTAAGTGCTGCTGAATTGCCTGGTTCAAGTGTTCCTCCAGCAACTATTTTTTATAGAGGCAGAGCAGTACATTTTGCTGGCGATAGACAATTCAATCCATGGGTTGCTACAGTATTAAATGATGCAGACTTTGTAGTCAGAACTGCATTAGAGCAATGGATGAATGGTATGGACAGCACATTGCTTAAGAGAGGTTATACTGAACCTGCTGCTTATTTGGCGGGTAGTATGCAGGTGAACCAATTGGATAGAAACGGTGAAATATTAAAATCTTATACAATGCTAGATGTATTCCCTACAGAAGTATCAGCTGTTGGGTTGGATTATAGTGCGAATGATACTATTTCCAATTTCCAAGTGACTTTCTATTATCAGTCAATGTTTACATCTGGTGTACCTGCGAGCGTAGTTTAATTATAAAGATAGATTATGGCCCTTACAATATTTGGTTATACTTTAAGTAAACAAGAACCAATCCAACCCTCCATCATCGCTCCACCGAATGATGATGGAGCAGCTTCAGCTGCATCTGGTGGTTATTTTGGTACGTATTTGGACATGGATGCTACATCCAAGTCTGAAGCTGAATTGATTACTAGGTATAGAGAAGCAGCAATGTACGCGGATTGTTCTACCGCGGTTGATGAAATAGTTACAGAAGCAATAGCAGGAATGGATGATGAACCTCCTGTGGAAATTGTATTGGATGGTATTAGTTTACCTGAGGATATAAAACTTATTATTATCAATGAATTTAAAAATGTACTTAAACTTTTAGAATTCAATAGTAAAGGTTTTGAAATATTTAGGCGTTGGTATATAGATGGTAGAATTTATTATCAAAAAGTAATTGATAATTCTAATCCGAAAAAAGGAATTCTCGAGGTAAGAAATATTGACCCTCGTAAAATTAAAAAGATTAGAGAAGTCAAAAAGGATAAATTAAAATCTGGCGTTGAGGTAATTAGTGCCATTGAAGAATATTTTATTTACAATGATAAAGGATTACTTCCTAGTGTAGGTTTTATGGCGCAATCTACTACAAATCAAGGTATAAAGATTGCAACTGATAGTATCACATATGTTACATCCGGATTGATGGACATAGAAAAAAATGTAGTTTTAAGTTATTTACATAAAGCAATCAAACCTGTAAATCAACTTAAAATGATGGAAGATGCTTTAGTAATTTATAGATTAGCTAGAGCACCAGAAAGAAGAATATTTTATATTGATGTAGGTAATTTGCCGAAAATAAAAGCGGAACAATATCTTAAAGATATTATGGCTAAGTTTAGAAGCAAATTAACATACGATTCTTCAACAGGCGAAATCAGAGATGATAGAAAATTTCTATCCATTCTTGAAGATTTTTGGTTGCCTAGAAGAGAAGGGGGTAGAGGCACAGAAATCTCGACTCTACCAGGTGGTGAAAATTTAGGACAAATCGAAGATATAAACTATTTTCAAAATAAATTATTTCAAGCATTGAATGTTCCTATTTCAAGATTACAGCAACAATCAGGATTTAATTTTGGTAGAGAAGCTGAAATTTCTCGTGATGAATTAAAATTTGCTAAATTCATAGGAAGATTACGCAAAAAATTTAGTGAATTATTTGATGATTTACTAAGAACACAATTGATATTGAAAGCAATCATTACTGATAATGATTGGAAAGATATAAAGGATAAAGTATCCTACAAGTTTGCTCAGGATCAGCGTTTTTCAGAAATGAAAAATGCGGATGAGATGAGAAATAGATTAGAGGTTCTCAATTCTATTCAACCTTATGTTGGGCTTTATTTTAGTAAAAATTATGTAATGAAATCTATTCTGAGATTCAGTGATGAGGATATAAAAAATATTAATTCAGAAATAGAATCAGAAGGTCCTCCAGTTAATGCTCATGGTGAGCCAATAAATATTGGAGACCCTTTAAATAATCAGGAGCCACAATGAGTGAATATAGTGAAGTAATACAAAGTATGGTTGACAATATTCTTGCAGGGAATAACGTTGAAGCACAAGATAGCGTAAATACTTTATTGGCTAATAAAGTGACAGATGCTTTAGCAGATAAAAAGAAAGAACTTGCAACTACTATTTACAACAGAGAAGAAGAATGAAAAATTACTTTACAATCCTCGAAGCCATGCGCGAGAAAAAAATGACTCCAGCGCAGATGAAGAAGAGAGAGAAGTATGTTAAATCTATGAAGCCTGCTTCTAAATGGGAAAAGAGATACCCAGGTAGGGGAGAACAGGTAATGTACGCAACTGCTACTAAAATGGCAATGCGTGAAGATTTATACTTTGATCTCGAAATTGAATCAGATGTATATGGTAAAGGGATTGTAACCGTTGAGAGATTCGATGCTACAGAAAAGGGTGATGTAGCAGTTTACTCAGTAAAATTCGAGCATGGAGTAGAGGAAATCTTCGCAGAGGATATTCAAATAATGTTGAATAAAGAACCTGTAGAAGAAACTAAAAAGCCTTTACATCCAAATCAACAAAAATTAGATGTATATGAGCCAGAGAAAGATGAATTAACAGCTATGGATTTCAAAAAGCTGAGAGCAATGAAAAAGAAAGGAAAGTGATAAATGGCTGTCACTAAAACTATTTTAAAGAAAGTAAGGCAACAAGCTATAGTAAAGCTTGTAGGTGACGGGCTTGCTAATATAGATTTAAATTCTGATCTAAGATTACCCGATGAGACTTTCAAAGGATATGCTTTATCAAATGTAAATATTAATTCTGTAGTTTGGTCTGCTACTGATTCTTCGCCCAATCCAATTCTTATACAAAGAAATAGTGCCAATATATTAATACTATTTGGCAATGACAATTGGACATTTAGTCAACAGTTTGGTTTCGTAGAGTCAACTAATAATTTTGCAAACATTACTGTCTCGATTCCTTCTCCTGGTGGAACCGTTATTTTAGGTTTAACTAAAGCAGAAGGGTATGTCCCACCTGATACTCAATTGTATAAGAATAGATAAAAATGAAACTTATTAAAGAAATTCACCAAGAGCTAGAATATATAACTGAGGCTAGTGAAGCGGGTAAAAAAAGTACTTTTATCCGAGGCATTTTTATGCAGGCAGAACAACAAAATAGGAATAATAGAATTTATCAAAAACCTGTTTTGGAAAAAGAAGTAGAAAGATACCAATCTTTAATTAAAGAAAAGAGAGCATTAGGAGAATTGGGTCATCCACCTAATCCTACTATTAATCTTAACCAAGTATCACACCTTATTACTGGTCTTAGCTGGGATGGTAATAATGTAGTGGGTGAAGCTAAAATTCTTGATACACCAATGGGAAAAATAGCTAAGAACTTTATAGAAGAGGGTGTAAAGTTAGGAGTATCATCGAGAGGTGTAGGCTCTTTAACTCAAGGTAAAGACGGTGTTAGTATAGTCCAACCTGACTTTCATCTTGCTACAGTAGACATTGTAGCAGATCCTTCGGCACCAGATGCTTTTGTAGAAGGCATAATGGAAGGCGCAGAGTGGATTTGTGAGAATGGTGTTTGGAAATCTTTTCAAATAGATCAAACCAAACAAAGTATCAAAAATGCATCAAAGAAAAATTTAGCAGAACAAAAGCTAAAAATATTTGAAGCGTTTTTACAATCCATCAAATAACTATTTTTATAAATATTAAAGTTAGATAACATAGGAGACGTAGGATGTCAGTCGAACAAAAGATCAAAGAATTGCTAGCACGTGTTAGCGCTTCTGCTACTGACGCCGAGACTCTATCAGAAGAGGGTGCTGTTCCAATGGGTGCCACTTCTGTAGCTAAGGACAATAGCATCAAACCAGCCGTGTCAGGCGATGCTAAGATGCCAAAGCAGGGCTCGTCAGAAGATGCTAGTGCCGATGAAAGGGACGAAAACGAACCTAATCAAGGTGCTAAGGTTGCAATGACTGTAAAGCCAAATACTTTACAGCCAGTATCAGCACCAGGAGCAACACCTAATTTTTCTACGGTGGCTAATCAACCTGCCAACGCAGTTAATCAGGCCAATTCAAAGGGGAATGTTCCTGTTTCTGAAGAATCAGAAGAAGAAGATAAACAAATGGATGTTAAAGCTGAATTATCAGCTATCTTTGGTGACGATCTTTCTGAAGAATTTGCAGAAAAAGCTACAGCAATTTTTGAAGCTGCAGTTATTGCTCGCGTAAATAGTGAAATGGAATCAATCGTTTCACAATTACAAGAACAAAATGCAGTTGAACTTGCTGAAGCTAAAGAAGAATTAGTTGAAAAGATTGATTCTTTCTTAAATTATGTTGTTGAACAATGGATGACCGAGAATGAAATAGCAATCGAATCCGGTCTTCGTACTGAAATCGCAGAAGAATTTATTAGCGGTTTGAAGGGATTGTTTAAAGAACATTATATCGAAGTTCCTGAAGATAAGTATGATGTAATGGCTGAACTTCAGAATACGGCAAGTGAACTTCAGGGTAAATTAGATGAGTCTATCACAGAAAGATTAGAATTATCTAAACAATTATCAGATTTGAAGCGCACTCAAGTTTTAGAAAATGCTTCTAAAGATTTAGCTGCTACCGAGGCTGCTAAGCTAAAGAAACTATTAGAAGGTGTTGATTTTGAGAATGAAGGGTTATTTAGCGAAAAGGTTAGCGTTATTAAAGAAAATTATTTTCCAAAAAATGCTCCTTCAGCAACGCCTGCTCAAGTACAAACACTAGTTGAAGATACCAGCAATGAACCTGTTTCTTTTGATACAAATAGTACAGTATCAGCATATGCACAGGCATTGTCTAGAGTAGTTAAAAAAAATAAATAATATATCAGTCCTTTAAGGAGATCTAAATGTTTTTATCCGAACAACTTCAGAAGAAATGGGAAGCAGTTATTGATCACCCAGATCTTCCTGAGATTAAAGAAGGTTATAAAAAGCAGGTCACTGCTGTCCTTCTAGAAAATCAAGAAAAATCACTTCGTGAAGAGCGTATGTCTCTTTTTGAAGGTGCACCAGTTAACGCTATTCAAGCCAATGACGGCGGAAATGCTATTAAGACATACGATCCAATTCTTATTGGTCTAGTACGTCGTGCAATGCCAAATCTAATGGCATATGACATTTGCGGCGTTCAGCCAATGACAGGACCAACCGGTCTTATCTTCGCAATGCGTTCAATCTATGGTTCAGATCGTTCTAATACATCTGCATCAGGTCGTGTTGAGGCATTGTTTGACGAAGCAGATAGCGATTTCTCTGGTACAGGTACACATAGCGGTACTAACGCTGCTAATCTTATCTCTTCAGGTACATATACTACAGGCGCTGGTTTAGCTACCAACGCTGCAGAACGTCTAGGTGGCGGCGTATCTGGAGATGGTTCATTCAATGAAATGTCTTTCAGCATTGACAAAGTAACTGTTACTGCTAAGAGCCGTGCATTGAAAGCAGAATACACAGTTGAACTTGCTCAGGACTTGAAAGCAATTCATGGTCTTGATGCAGAAGCAGAGCTTTCAAACATTCTTTCACAAGAATTTATGTTTGAGATCAACCGTGAAGTTGTACGTACAATTTACAAGGTTGCTAAGCTTGGTTCTCCAGCAACAGCAACAGCAGGCACATTTGACCTAGACGTTGATTCTAATGGTCGTTGGTCTGTTGAGCGCTTCAAGGGTCTATTGTTTAATATGGAGCGTGATGCTAACCATATTGCTCAAGATACTCGTCGTGGTAAAGGTAACTTCATCGTTTGCTCTGCAGACGTTGCAAGTGCTTTAGCTATGTCAGGTGTTCTTGATTATACCCCAGCTCTTTCAACAGGTTTGAATGTTGATGATACAGGTAATACATTTGCTGGCGTTCTAAATGGACGTTATCGTGTATACATTGATCCATATACATCTAACCTTGGTGCTTCAGAGCAATTTTATATGGTAGGTTATAAGGGTTCAAGCCCATATGACGCAGGTATTTTCTACTGCCCATATATTCCTCTACAAATGGTTCGTGCTATCGATCCTAACAGCTTCCAGCCAAAGATTGGCTTTAAGACACGTTATGGTATGGTTGCTAACCCATTCGTATCTACTACCGCAGGTGGTACTGATAATGATCAGAGCACATTTACAGCTAATCGTAATCAGTATTATCGTAAGTCTCGTGTATTGAATCTTATGTAATTGAGCCGACAAAGATCGGACTTAAGGGGGAGTAACATCCCCCTTTTTTTCTATATAAATATATGAGAGGAGAATAAATGTTTACAGCGAATTCTAATATCATATCTAGATCATATACAGAAAATAGACCATCAACCTATGACTATTTGCGTCCAAATGCTTTTAGATTCGTTGTTAAAGATTTACCTCATGTTTCATATACTTGTCAATCTGCTAATTTACCTGCGGTTCAATTAGGGTTTGCTGTACAACCTACTCCTTTTATTGATATACCAGTTGTAGGAGATAAGTTAGATTTTGGCGAATTTGTAATTCGATTTTTAATATCTGAGGATATGTCCAATTATTTAGAATTGTATTATTGGTTAATAGCATTAGGGTTTCCAAAAAATTATCAACAATATCCTGATTTTATTATGCAAAGGCAAAATCGTTTTCCATATGTAGTAAATGATCCAAAGAAAACTAGTCAATTGGCATACTCGGATGCTACTTTGACTATTTTAGACTCGACAAACACTCCTAAAACAAATATAATATTTTATGATATATTTCCAACATCAGTCGAAGCATTGGATTTTGATTTGACCTCTTCTTCCGTTCCTTATTTTGTTGGTATTGCATCATTTAAATATAAATTGTTTGAAATAGAATCTATTTAATAACTTAAAGGTGATATATGAGTAAAAAACCTAGTCCTGTAGGGAAAACTATCCAACCTCTATTGAAGCAACCAGGTTTGGCTGTTAGCCAGCCCCAACCTCAACAAAATGCTCCTCAACAAGGACAAATTCAATTAAATATTGATGAAATGAGAAAGGATAAATTTTTCATTGCAACTCCTTGTTACGGCGGCAATCTAACAGAGCCATACTTTAGGTCTGTCATTAAACTAATGACATTCTTCAATGGGCATCGTGTTCCTTTGGCTTTTGGAACGATTGCAAATGAATCATTAGTTACTCGTGCAAGAAATGTGCTTTTGGCTTATTTTCTAGCTTCTGATTATACTAGATTGATTTTTATTGATGCGGATATTGAATTCAATATTGAAGATATTTTAAAACTATACGCGCATAATAAAGATGTTGCTGTCGGGGCTTATCCTAAAAAGGGTGTGAATTGGCAACGCATTAAAGATTCTGTAGCGCAAGAACCAAATGCAACTAAAACTGATCGCGAAATTGCTGCGATGGGTTCAGACTACGCCATTAATTTTAAATTCTTAAATAAAGAAACTAAAACCATAGGTGTAGAAAATGGGTTAATCAAGCTACATGATGCCGGTACTGGTTTTATGATGATTAAAAGAGAAGCAGTTTTGAAACTTCTCAAAGCATATCCTGAAATTAAATATAACAATGATGTAAATATTTCGGAAGATTTATCAGATCATTTCTACGCTCTTTTCGATACTATGATTGATCCAATTGATCGCAGATATCTTTCTGAGGATTATACATTCTGTCGACGTTGGCAGGATATCGGTGGGGATATTTGGTTAGATCCATCTATTTCCCTCAACCATTATGGTTCATTCTGTTTCCAAGGTAATCCGGCACAAATTATCCAACTCGGTTAAGTTATGAAACTGTCCGAACTCCAGGAAATGTGGGCAGAGGACAGTACCATTGATGAGACAAATCTTGGTCATGAATCTGCTCGCACCCCAACCCTTCACGCAAAATATCTTAATTATCTCTCCTCATCTAGATTGAATTTACGAAAGGCAGAATCCGACTATTGGAATATGCGACGTAAAAAATATAGGTATTATAGAGGAGAGATGACTAAGCAAGAATTAGAGGATGAGGAATGGACTCAATGGCAAGGGGCGAAACCATTAAAAAATGAAATGGATGAGTTTCTTCAAACTGATAAGGACCTTATTGAATTACAAGATAAAATCGAATATTTCAAAACGGTTCTATATCAATTAGAACAGATTATTAGATCACTAAATAGTCGTACGTGGGATATAAAGACAGCAGTAGAGTGGACTAAGTTTACTAACGGTATGATGTAATGGCTGATATAAGTATTCAAAAGAAAAATGAAGTATATATGATAGTGAATAGTGATCCTTCGATCGCACAGGAATTATCAGATCATTTTTCCTTTGAAGCCCCTGGTGCTAAGTTTCATCCATTGTATAAATCAAGAATGTGGGATGGAAAAATTAAATTGTTTTCCATGTTTACTAAAGAATTATACATTGGGTTAAAGGAATATCTAGAGCACTTTGCTACAGAAAGAGATTATGTTATAGATTATTCGCAATGGGTAGAAGTTGGTGATGCTGTTACTCCAGAAATAGTCAAAGATTTTTGTGAAGAATTACAACTTGCCTCTAAAGGGCAACCAATCGAAATAAGGGATTATCAAGTAGATGCAATCTATAAGGCAATTATCGACGGCAGACGCCTCCTATTATCGCCAACTGGTTCAGGAAAATCTCTTATTATTTACTGCCTCATTAGATGGCATGAAAAGTTTGGAAGACGACAACTCATTCTTGTCCCTACAACTAGTCTTGTGGAACAGATGTATAGCGACTTCCAAGATTACTCGACGATAAATAATTGGAAAGCAAGTGAACACTGTTATCGAATATATGGCGGGCATGAGAAGTCTAATCAGTACGACGTTGTTATTAGCACTTGGCAGTCTCTTTATAAGTTACCCAAAAAGTTCTTTTCAGAATTTCAAACTATTTACGGAGACGAAGCCCATTTATTTAAAGCCAAAAGCCTCACAAGTATTCTCAACAAATGTGAAACGACCCCGTTTCGCATAGGAACTACGGGTACATTAGATGGTACTAAAACACATAAGTTAGTACTTGAAGGATTATTTGGATCAGTATTCAAAGTAACAACAACCAAAAAGCTAATAGATAATAAGACATTAGCAGATCTAAAAATACATAATATAATTTTAGATTATGATGATGAATCAAGAAAGCTAGTCAAAAATATGAATTACCAAGAGGAAATGGACTTCTTGGTATCAAATAATCGAAGAAATGTCTTTATTAGAAACTTAGCTATATCGCAAAAAGGCAACACTTTAGTTTTGTTTCAATTTGTAGAAAAACACG